GTCACACGGAAGCTGATGTTCTTCGACCAGTGCACTGAAGTGCAGGAAGTATTCGCGGATTTGCAAGACGAGCTGGAGAAATATTTCATACACTTGCCGGGTATCAAGATGATCACAGTCGACCAGCTCCGCGCGAAAAATGCGAAGCGAGGAAATCGGGCTGTTGCAGGGAAGGAGTGACGCTTGTGCGCGCATGTTATGCAGCCTCCTTCGCTGCGCTCGCCGGCAGATCGGGGTAATGGCCCCACGGATGCTTCATCTCGCTGAAGCACGGGCTCGGGAGGCCAACGGTGTTTTTGCGGGCGTAGCGGCAGAGGCGGCCGTCGCGCCAGAACTCGCGGCGGCCGGTCTCGGCGACGTCGTACACGCCGTCTGGCCAGAAGTCGGTCTGCGTTTCGGTGGTCATGCCATGAACTCCCGGCATAGGTCGCGGGCTCGGAGGCACGTCTCGACCTCGAAAAGGCCCCAGTGGCACGCGTCCGCAGCGATGCCGAGCTGCTTCGCGAGCCAGGCGTAGGCCTTCGACCGGTCCATGCGCCCGGACTTCCACAGCCGCTCGAACACCGGCTTGCAGCTGGTGCGGACCTTGCGCAACTCGTCGTTGGCGATCGTCCCGAGCGGAATGGCGGTAAACGGATGCATGCCGCAGCGCGCCTCGCACTCGGTGCAGACGTACATCCACGGCCACTCGCCATAGCCGCGGCCGTACACCTCGACGTGGTGCAGGATGTCCACCGGCGCGCCGTCGTAGCGGCAGATCGTCGGCGCCGGCAGGTGCGGCTCCGGCACCCGGGCCGTCGCCTTGCGGCTCGGGTTCCAGGGGGACTTGCCGTTCTGCTCGGTCAGGTCGAATTCGGCGGAGCGGTCCATGGTCAGGCCGCCTGCTGCAGGTCGTTGGCCGCGTTCTTGATCACCTGCCACAGGCCACGGTAGATCGCGACGAGGTTGGCTTCGTCATAGAGCTTCGCGCCGCGTTCGATGGCCACCGGCTGGAACCCGATCTGCGCCAAACCGTCCGCCGTGATCGACAACGGGGAGATACGGGCGTTGATCTCGCCGAGCTTGATGGTCTTGCGCGGACCGGTGCTGGGCGCCGGCGACGCATCGAAGTGCAGGGTCGCCTCGACCGCGCGCGGAGCGGTATGGGCGACCGGGGCAGGTTCGGGGGCCGGAGCCGCCTCGGCTCCCACGACTGGTGCGACCGGTTCTGCGGCACGAGCACGCTCCGCGTCCTCGCGCTCGGCCGCGAGGCGATCGCGCTCGGCGGCAGCGGCGCGCTCCCGTTCCTCGACAGCCCGCTCGCGCTCAAGCTTCGCCACTTCCTCCTGACGGATACGCTCGCGGTCGGCGGCCTCCCGTGCCTCTTGCTGCTGGCGATGCTCCGCGATGCGGGCCAACGCCAGGTTGCGCAGGTCGGCCGGCTCCTTAGCCGCGCACAGCTGCACGCGGTCTGCGAAGAGGTGCGCCTGATCGGGGTATTCGGCCAGGATTGCCACGTTGGTACGAACACGCTCCGCCGCCTGGCTGGCTGCGATCTTGAGGTTGGCCGCTGCGCCGTTCGCTGCCTCGCGAATGCTGGCGATGGTCTTCTTGCCCTTGATGGCATCGCCGACGACGCTCTGGATGCTCGCCGGGACGTGGAGGGCATGCTGGCCCAGCGTGCCGTTGATCGTCTCGTAGTGGGCGCGCACGGCGGCCACGCCCTCGCTGACGATCTCGCCGCGGCGGCGCTCCTTCTCGTTCTTCACCAGGCGGTCGAGTTCCAGGCGGACGCGGCGCGTCTCGTCGGCAACCTCGTCCATGGTGCGGAACACAGCAGCGATGTCCGCGGTCTGGTCCAGTACCTGCTGCTTCGTCAGGTCGAGGCGCTCCTCAACATCCTTGCACCACTTCACCGTCTTGTCGGCGTCGGCGAAGTCCTCGTCGGTCTGCAGGTTGCGGTTGATGTTGCCGAGCACCGTCATGGCGTTCGTCTTGAACTCGGCCAGGTTGCTGGCCGTGACCATGCCGGTAACCTCGACACGCAGGGCAGGGAGCTGCTCCGGCGCACGGCCCGCGAGAACCACGGGCAGGGCGCTGTCTGCGGGCTGATACGCGGCGACGTCCGCCTCGAACTGGTCCCAGCCCGCGACGATGCGGGAGCGTCGTTCCGCGTCGGCCGTGTACCAGCAGTGGCGCTCTTCGACCAGCTCGTCACCCGCCCACTTCGAGGCCATGAAAAGCGCCCGTTCGGCGCCGGAGACCATGCACTGGTGCTCCATCTGGACCAAGTAGAGTTCGGGCAGAAATTCGTTGGCGTTGCCGCCCTGCTGTCGGATCGCGGCACGCAGCTTGTCGTTCAGCGACTTGTGCTCGAAGGCCGTGTCGCCGAGCATCGTCAGGCCATCGAAGCTGGCCGAGAACTTGCCGTCCTCGCCGACACACGGGAACAGGTCTTCGCCGACGATCTCTTCGGCCAGCGGCCGGGCCAGCGCTTCGAAGCGGTGGCCGTCATCGAAGCGCTGCTGCGTGGCGCTGTCGACCTCGGGCGTGATGCCCGTGGCCTTCTCGCGGATCAGCTGGTCGCGCGTCTTGTAGGTCGACACGCCGAGCATTGCGGGCGCGTCGCTGGCGTTGAGGTGGGTGGCGCGGTGCAGGTGCCACGCGTCGGTGCCCTGGATAAGGTTCAGGATTTTCACTGTTCGATCTCCTCCGCTTCCTCAGCATCTGCTTCGCCGCGGATCTTCGATTTCTGGTCTTCGGTGAGACGGCCCTTGGTTTCGGCCATCGCGATAATGTCGTCGGCACTGCGCTTGCCTTCGGCGATGACCCTGAGCCACGTGGGCAGGTTCTTTTCGAAGTCATCAGCGGAGTAATCCACCGGTTCGGTGCGGACAGCGACGGTGCGCTGGGCCTCCGCCGCCGCACCTGGCTGGATGTCCATGATTTCCTCGGCGATAGCCATGCCCTTAATGACGTCCGTGAAGGCGTCGCGGAGGGCGAATGCGCGGGCACGCATCTTCCGCATGCGCGCGGGGTACTGAGTCCACGTTCCGGCCTTGCCGAAGAGCCCCGCCGTTCTCGCATCATCGATACTGAAAGTACCGACCACTTCGTCCTCGCCGCGGCGCTTCGCGCGACACGTGGCGGTGTGCCCGTCGTCGGATTCCTTCACGTATTCGCACAGCGGTGAGCTACGCACCAGCGCGAGCACGGCATCGCCCCAAAGGGACGGGCGACCATTGATGATCGCGATGTTCTGAATAGCCTGAAGCGGCTTCAAACCAAGCTCGGCGCCCCACTGGATAGCGATCAGGCAGTTGCCGGGCTTACCTCTAAAGTCCTTCGGCACCATCTCGCTGTCGGCCAGGTAGTCGCAGAAGATCAGCGCCTGGTCGAACGTCTGGGGGCCGAAGTCGAGCTGCTGGCGAGGCTGCGGGGCGATCGCGACCTGCTGAGTGGCGGGAGCGTTCATCGAATTCCTTGCCGGCGCCGCCGGCGTGTTGTGGTTAGTGGCCCGTGGCCGCCGCAACGAGCGCGGCGATAGCAACCAGGCCGAAATAGACGCCGAGGAACTGCCACTCGGCCTTCGTGATGGGCTTCCGCGCATTCGCGGCAGCGCGGATGTGCGCCATGTAGTCGTCGTAGTCGTTCACGGCTTCGCTTCACACGGGATGTCGGTGACTTCGACCACCGGGGTGCCGTACGAACCGACCGATGCAACCTGGCGCGTCTTGTAGCCACGCACGCAGTTGCCGCGCTCCGGCAGGGTGAGGGTGGAGGCGGGATGTCCGCCGGGGCGGATGTGGCCGCATGCACCCAAGGTGATTGCGGCGAGGCTCAGGGCCACGGGGAGCAAGACGACCTGAATCAGGTGGCTCGTCTTCATGCCGCCATACCCCCGCTGGGACCGTCGTAGACGCGGCGTGCCTTCCACGACATGCCGGGCGGGATCGTCTCCATGGAGCCGTGGTGCGGACGCTCGGTCCACACGCCGTTCTCCATGCCGACGATGATGTAGGTGTAGCGGCGGGGGAATTTCAGTACGTTGCTCACGCGGCATCCTCCAAGCGGGTTGTTTCGTGAAAGGTCATGTAGCGATCCACGCGGCTCTGGCGCTGGCCCAACTGCGTGTCGTTGGCGTAAGCGGTGAAGGCTTCGCGGAGGGAATTGCGCTGCGCGCCGTAGGCGTCGATCAGGGCGTCGTCGCGCGAGTCGCGGGTCTGCATGGGCACGTCGCGGGAGATCAGCAGCAGCACGACCTCGGTGGGATCGGCTTCGCCCTGGAACAGGAAGTCCTCGACGTACCGGCGCTGGCCCATCATTTCCTCGATGGCTTCCTCGCGCTGCTGGTCCCTGTAGGTGCTCATGCGGCACCGCCGGCGCAGAGAGCCGCGGCGCGCTCCGGATCGTTGTTGCGGATCGCGAAGTTCATCAGCGTGCCGGCGGCGCGGTTGAGCGCGGCGTGGGCGATCTTGAGATCGCCGATGACGGATTCAGGGAAGCCCAGAGATTCCGCGCCCTTGGTCATCTTGTAGATGGACCCCGCGACGTCGCCAACCTTCAGGCTGGCGGCCAGGTGCGGGTCGGTCATCGGGACGAAGGTGAGCAACATGTCTGTCTCCAGGCCGGGTGTCCGGCGTTGGAGTAAAGATTACCAGACGGTAATTACTTGTCAATACCAAAAGGTAAAGTTTCTTCCGCCGCGTGTTCGCAGCTCGTGCGACCCGGACCTGCCACCATCGCGGTCCACTAGGAGGAATCATGGAAACGCAGTACATCGTGCAGGGGTTTGTGGCCGGAAAGCGGGGCAGGGTAGAGGCCTTGGCCCCCATGGCTTTCAAGACGGAAGACGAGGCGCGGCGCCGTGCGTCGCGGCTGGGCGAGACCTGCCAGGGGGTGATCGCGTTCGCCCAATCGGCTGACCCGGAGGCTGGTGAATATGCAGATCCGGTAGTCTTCGAAAGAATCGGCGAAATTCCCGACCTCGGTTAGCCGAGACTCATTATTCTGTGCTGACATGCCGCTACATTCGGTCTAAAATCAGCTTCTTCGGACCATTTGTTAGTGATGGCGCCGTATCAGGGTTGGCAGGGAAGCGCGTTATGCGGCTCGGCCCATTTCAGGATTGAACAGGGGGCCACGTGTCGCAACATGGTGCGGGTGAAGTTTTCGGTTCGGTGCCAACGCTTGCGTTTGCTATACCCAAGGAGGCGCTAGTCCCACTAGGAGAAGCACTCGCTAGGGTTGTGTTAGACAATCCAGTCACAACATTGGCGCTAGTGTGTGGTACAGGGCTTAGCTGTTACGCGCTGAAGCTAGGTTTTCAGTACAGAACTGCGACTAAGAAGATGGAAGCCGAAGCAAAAAGTAAGACTGAGACTTTCGCGTTCACTAAGGAAACGCTGAACTCAGTTCTAGATACCGTGTCGAAGCAGACGGGTTCAAGCAATCGGCGAACTGGCCGAAATAGAAAGAAGCCTAAGGAGTAGGAGATTTCTATGTCTATTATGGTATCGATAGCCTCTTTCGCTTTTGCTGTACTTGCAGCGGCGTTCGCGCTGGCAATGCATCTGCGTCTAAAATGGTTCTTGGCAAGCGTTCCCTTCCGCAGGGAGGCGATGGAGCAGGCTGGGCAGGTGGCGAAGAACGATCAAGCACCGATGCGTGCCCGAAAGTTTGCGCTTTACCTTGTCGCAATTGCCGGCAGCGCTAAGCTGAGCGCTAAGGTGATCCGCACAGCCGAGAAGATCGATGTGAAAGACAACAATGGGGCTGCGGACTCTGTGCTGGCTGGCCTTGAAGATCGTTGGAGCAAGCCTTTACACGCATCTCTTCGGAATGTAGCAATCGCTACGTGCCTACAGGACCCCGAAAGCGCTCCGGCCGTCTACTTACATGTGACACGCAAGCATGTTAAAGCTGCGTCTCGAGTGCAGGAGCGGCGCGAGGAGGCAATCATTGAAAGTCTATTGGATCGAGGTATGAGAGAGCGTCCTCAGGACTTGATATGCGCCTAACTGCGAAGCCCCGACTAGTTCGGGGCTTTTTCTTTTCCGCTACTTCCAGACCGGAATGCAGTACTTTTCCCACATAGTAGGGAAGGAACTGAATGCCTCTGTGTCGGTATTGTCGAAGTATGCATCGGTCGTCCCGATGACGTAGAACTTCCGATAACCAACATAGCCGCCATACGAGTTTTTCGCGTTCACCTCGCCGCAGTAGCCGGCGTTCTCTTGCATCGAGACTACGTGTCGGAATTTCGCGCTAGCGGGGTCTTTCAGGGCTTCCGCAGCGGCCTTTGTTGCCTTGCCCATGCCGGACGGCGCCGCGTGCGGCGCGTTGAGGACCAGCGCAGCTGTCGCAGCCAGAAGGATTGCGCGGCCGTCCATCAGAACTCCCTAAGGGTCCACGCAGCCAAAGCTCGTCCGCCGATCTCAATATCGTCCAGCGGCGCGTCGATCGCCGGATAGTCAGGGTTCTTACTGAGGATTCGCAGCATGCCCCGGCCTACAAACTGGAGCCGCTTCACGAGCACGCGGCCTTCCCAGCGGAAGCAGTATGCCGAATCCTGATCGAAGGTCTTTATGCGCGTGTCGAGGAAGATCAGGTCACCGTCGTTGTACTGGCCTTTCATGCTATCGCCGCGACCAGTGATCACTCGAATCACGTCGGGCGGGATACCTGGCAGCTTCCTCTCGACCCACTCGCGGGACACCCGAAGGCTCTCAACCACCTCCGGATAGTCAGCAATGTAGTCACCTTTCCCCATGCCCGCGAATCCCTCCAGAAGTGGGAAACGAACATAGCTGCCGCCAGTCTCAAATCTCGCAACTGCGTGAGAATGATCGCCAGGTGCGCTGCCCGCGGGCGCGGGCTGCGCAACTTCGTTGCGGGCATCTAGGTAGCCGTCAGGCATTCCCGCCTGGAACTCGAGCTTCCGTGCCTTCTTCTCGCCGAAGGATTTCTTACCGCTCAAGAGTCCCGACATCTCGCCCTGGTTGGGAGGCTTCCCGGTGCGAGCGGCGACGTCCTCTAGAAAGGCGCTTTGGACACCCCCGAAGCGCTCGTCGATCCACAGCTGAAGCTGCTGGCGGCGGGTTGTCACACTAGTGGGCTCGGGTGTCATACCGCGATTTTCCATTACCCATAGGTAAAGTACCAAACGGTATTGACTTGCGATTACCAAATGGTAATCTACGCGCATGGAAACCCTGCGCACCTACCTCGCGACTCTCGCCCCGATCGACCAGGCCGCCTACGCGAAGCGGTGCGGAACGTCCATCGGCTACCTCCGGAAGGCTCTCAGCACTAAGCCTCGGCTTGACGGCGCGCTTGTCCGCCGACTCGACGAAGAGAGCGATGGCGCAGTGAGTCGTTACGACCTGCGGCCCGATGTCTTCGGCGCCGCCCCCACGAGGCAGCGGAAGAGGGCGGCATGAAATGGATGCCTTTCTTCCCGGCGCAGCACTGGGGCTCTCGCTGATCAACCTCTTCTGGATATGCCGACTGCAGACGCAGCAGTCCACGCACGTCCATGTACTCCGCGCACTAGTTCGTGTCGTCGGGTTCCTGCTGCCCGGCGCGACGAACCGCCTTCGCCCGAGGTCCGAGCCACCCAACCAGAACTGACTGCTCACTGCCATGTGAAAGCTGCTTTCCATGGTGCGAACGATACCGGCGGTGACCCGCCAAATCTTCATGAACCCGAGATTCCCCGTCATGCATATCCTCGACGCCGCATTGCAGACCGTTTCTGAGTACCCCGGCGGCGCCGCATCGCTTGCGCCGCGCGTCGGGCTGACGGCTGGCATCCTGAGCAACAAGGTCAACCCCAACTGCTCGACCAACCACCTCAGCCTTGTGGAAGCGAACCGGCTGATGTCGGTCACCGGCGACCACTCCATCCTCCAGGCGCTCGCCGTCGAGCACGGCTACGCCTTGATCAAGATCGACAATCCCGACGCAGGGGAGGGCGTGCTGCACAGCGTGCTCGACCTGGGTGTTGCCGAAGGTGAGTTCTCGCGCGAGCTGCATGACGCGCTGGCAGACGGCCGAATCACGATGAATGAGATGGCGGCACTCGGCAAAGCCGCTCTGGCCTACCAGGGCACGCTGATCAGCCTGCTGCGGCGGCTGAGACAGGAGCATGCACGCCAGGCCGGAACAGCGGTAGGGGGCTGACGTGGAGCACACCATACGCCAAGAGTCGTTCTGGGACCGGCCGGTGCGCGCCATCGACACGCCGGCGGCGCGCGCTACGGACCCAGAGACGTCCCACATTGCGGCTGAGCAGCACACGGCCAGCGGCCAGCGCGGCTCGAACGTGGCCGCGGTCATCGACCTCGTGCGTGCGTCACCAGGGCGCACCAGCGCCGAGCTGGCCCGTCACTCGCGGCTTACCAGGCATGAGGTCGCCCGCCGCCTTCCCGAGGCCGAGACAGCTGGAGCCGTCTACAAGGGCGCCAAGCGCCGCTGTGACGTCAACGGGTCGCTAGCCATGACGTGGTGGCCAGCCGCGTGAGCACTCTGCTTATGGGCCAATGCTGGCTTTTCCAGATGCCTCCCACCCCGAAGGCGGTTCTCATATCGCTCGCGGATAACGCGAATGATCACGGGTACTGCTGGCCATCACTCACGACCATTTGCGAGCGTACGTGTTTCGGGCGCACGGCCGTGATCGATGCCATTAAATGGCTGGAGACGGTGGGCGCATTGAGGGCCGATCGTAACGACCGATATCGCACCACATACGTGATTACGCCCAACGCATTTACGGGAGTTGTACTAGTCCGCGAGACGAACCAGTCCGGCAGGCGTACTAGTTCGGTTCGCGGCGAACTAGTACGGCACGCGGACGACGAAGTACGGGAGACGGACGACGAAGTCCGCCAGACGGACACTAACCGTAAAGAACCGTCAGTAACCGTCAATACAAGCAACAGGAAGTCGGCGGCGCCTCCCGCCGATTTGGACTTGAGCAGCTGGCCATCGCTGCCCGACGAGAAGCTGCTCGCCGGCTGGCTCCGGGTGCGGAAGAAAAAGCGCGCCGAGGTCACCGACATCGTCCTTGCGGCCATGGGGAAGCAACTGCGGCTGGCCGCGGAGATCGGTTGGAGCGTTGACGAATGCCTGACCGAATGCGTGCTGCGTAACTGGCAGGCGCTGAAGGTCGAGTGGCTAGAGCCGAAGCGGGCAGGGCCTGGGCATCCTCCGCCATCCAAGGCCCCGCAGTCCAAAACCAACCTTGCTGCCCAGAACATGCAGGACACCGCCAATGCACTCATCGAACACTACGCCGCCCTGGGTCATCAGGGAACTGACGAGCGGGCTGATGAAGCTCCTCGCGCTCAGCTTGGACGGCCAGCCCGCACATGACGTGACGAGCGGCACGGTGGCGGTTTGGGTCGAGGCTGTGTGCGGCGACCGCGTGTGGGACGAGCAGCGCGACCTAACGCGTTTCCGCAAGGCGTTTCGGACGCTGATGA